GACAGCCTTCGGGCTGATGTCGTCGAGCAGCGGCTCGTCGATGACCTCGAGGTTCCGAATCCAGCCGGGCGTTACCGTCGCCGAGCCGGTCGGAGTGTAGTTCGGGCTGATGAGCTGCTCCCAGGAGTCGACGAGCGACGAGGCGAGGAGCAGGCGGAACGGCCGCAGGCGCAGCTTGACGGCGGTCGTCAGGCCGGTCTGGCTGCGGAGCAGCCCGCGGAGTTCGCCGAGCGTCGTGGCCGACAGCACGCCGGGGGTGCCGAGGTTGCTGTGCGAGGAGTGGAAACACGCGATGGAGTCGGCCATCACCTGGTTTCCAGTGATGAGCCCCCACGCGAACGCGTTCTCGGCGCGGAGGGCCGAGTTCGCCAGGAGCTCGGCGCGCCGGTTCATCCCGGAGAGGTCGTCGTTGACGAGGAGTTCCCAGGTGATCGAGATGATTCCGCCGCGCTTGTCGAGCTTCCACTGCTCGCGGTCCTCGCCGAAGGAGAGCGTCGGGTACTCCTCGCCTTCCTTGACGACCTCGACGGCCTCCAACTCGCCCATGGCGATCGAGTCGACCGTCTTGAAGTCCGGGAGGTCGCGCATCGACACGAAGTCGAGGAACGTCCGCTCGCCCTTGTCGTAGGTCGCGCGGAGCCGCTTGCCGATCGAGTTCGCCAGCAGGAACGGGAAGTCGGACGAGCTCAGCGGACCGGATCGGGTGTCGAGGCCGCAGATGAGCTGCGCGCTGCGGATGCTGCTCGCGCCGCGGAGCTTGCGGCGGTCGTGGTCGGACAGCAGGCCCTCACCGATCCGCATCATCGACTGACCGGCGAACGGGTTGTCGCTGTCCTGCTTGTGGTAGCGCGGAGAGAGACGATGCAGGATGGCGGCCTCGGCGGCGTCGCAGAGCTTGTCCCGCTGGTCGACGCCGGCGTCGACGCGGCCCGTGCGGGCGCCGTGCCCGTTGTCGATGTTCGCGCTCACGTCGCGCTCCTCCTTGAGAGTCATCAGCGCGGAGCGGACCTCGTCGGCCGTCGCGCGGCGCGGCGTCGTCGACGCGCGGAAGCCGGCGTCGAGGGCGGTGACGCGCTCGCGCGCCTTCTCGGCGCCCTCGTCGTCGTTGCGGAACAGGATGCGGATGGAGTCGTCGGTCGCGGCGCGGAACGCCTCGTTCTCGGCGTCCCACTCGCGCCGCTTCTTGGCGTCGTGCTCGTCCAGGTTGATGACGTTCCCGTCACCGGACTCGCCGCCCGCCGGCGGGGTGTTCTTGTCGCTCATCGGGTCCTCCGTCGGTTCGGGGGCTGACACATTGGCCGCCCTGACCTGTGCGCCGGCGTCTGCCGGAATCGGCACGGCCGAGAGCTCGTGCGGCTCCCAGTCCGTCGCCAGCATCTCGTCGGGCGCGCCATCGCGCTCGGTGATCTGCCATTCGTGGACCGCGTAGCCCACGGAGATGTTTCGGACGATGCCTTCCTTGACTTTCTGGAAGATTCGATCAGCGTCCGGGTCGGTCGAGAATCGGACCGTCGCCGTACCCTCGCCGTCCTTGATCCGCGCCGAACCGTCGACGACGACGCCGATCACGTCGGCGATGTCGCCGCCGCGGTGCGAGTTCAGGAACGGAGCGCCCGAGTTCAGGCGGTCGAGCCGGACGGCGCCCTTGTCGAGGGAGAGCTCCTCGAACCAGGCGTCCCGGAAGAAACCGGACCGCTTCACGCGGGCGCCGGTCGTCCAGACGAGATCGACCGTCCGCGCCTCCTCGTCGAGCGAGTCGGGGGCGAACGACGCCTCGCGGACCTGCTCGACCGGCTCGGACGGCGTGGCGTATCGCTGGCCGTCGCGCTCGTGGTGGCGCACCTGGATCTCTCGATCACTCATCGGTCACTCCTGCGAGCGCCAAGCGCGCGGCGCGCTCGACGGCGGTCGCGCCGCTGTCGTCGGTCGTGTCGTCCATCGGGCCGAACAGCTCCTCGTCGCGGCGGCGCTCGGCGGCCACCGTCTCGGGGTCGCGGCCCTTCTTTCTGATGAGCGCCGAGGTGGACGTCGTCCTGTTCTCCAGCTCCTGCGCGTCGGCGGCGGCGTCCTTGATCCGGTCGACGGACGGCCACGCGTCGTTGAACCACTCGACGGGGTAGCCGCCGGCGCGGGGCGCGAGTTCGCCGGCGACGAAGGCGCCCTCAAGGAACCACGTCCAGAGCATCTCGCAGACGACCGGCTTGATGACCAGATCGATCGTCTGCGACAACTGCGCGTGGTACTGGTTCAACCCGTGACGCAGGCTGGAGAAATTGACGCTGGCCAGGTCGCCAGTCGTGAACGAGTAGGGGACGCCGGCGCCGGTCGAGATTCCGCGGAGGTGGACGCGGATGTTCTCCTCAAACCCGCCGATCGCGGTCGGCGTGTGGAACGTCGTCGACTTCCCGCCGAACTGGCGGATGATGAGGCCAGGCTCCATCACCTCGACGGCGTCGCCCTGCGAGTCGACCGGGATCGGGTTGTCCTCGACGTTGCCGCTCGCATCGCGGCCGAGGCCGACGCCGCCGGCGCGGGTGTCCTCGACGGTCGTGATCGCGACCGTGCACGCCTCTTGACGCTTGCGTTCGAGCTCCGCGTCTTCGTAGTCGTCGAGCATCGACAGCCGGTTGACGACCGGCGTCAGGAGCGGGACGCCTCTGACCTGGCCGGGCCGAGCCCCGATGACGTCGAACAGGTGGATCACGTCCTCGGCCGGAACGCGCCGCGTCTGGAACGGGTTGCTGCCGCCGAACGAGTGCGTCGCGCCGGGGTGCTGCTCGAGGAAATGGTAGGCGACGCGCTCGCCCGCCGCGTTCTTCTCGATGCCTTGGATCACGCTGTTTCCGTCGGCCACGTCGGCCCGGCCGCCGAGGTCGCGCCCGGCCTCGCCGGTCGTATTCAGCCCGTTGTCGAGCTGATCGGCCTCGAGGAGCATGATCTTGATCGGGATCTTCAGGGCGCCGTCGGTGCGCCAGCGACGGACCGCGAACACGTCGCCGCGCTCATCGGCAGCGCCGGCCATGCGGGCCTGGATGCCATAGATATCGAGCAGGCCCTCGACGTCGCACGTCTTCGACCAGTCGGCCCACAGGGACTCGACGCGGGCGTTCATACGGCTGTGCGGAACCGGCTCGCCGGCCTCGCCGCCGCGGGACAGTATGATGTTCGACTGCGGGCGGATGCCGGTGCCGATGAGGTCGGCCATGCGAGTCCGCAGGATCTGGGCGCCGTACGGGTCATTTCGGCGGCGGTCGCTCGACTTGTCGCGGAGGGACTGCGCGCCGGCCTCGACTTCGGCGTTCCCGTCGGCGCCGCTCATGTTGATCGAGTTTCTGCGGCCGCGCTGGGCGCCCGTGTAGGACCTGGACTGGCCGGCGGCGGCGGCGAGTCGGTGGAACTTCGCGGCGCGGCGGCGGGTTCGCCAGGCGTTCCAGCGGGAGGCGAGGCTCATCGGTACCCCCGCGAGAACTTGCCGAGGTGAGACGTCGGACGCTGCGGCGTCGTGGCGTCGCGCTCCAGGCGGCCGATGACCTGGTCCATTTCGGCGAGGGAACGGAACGTGATCCGGTTGCCGTCGGCGTCGGTGACGTCGCGTGCACCGGTGGCGTAGGCGTCATGGAGAGCTTGGAGCTGTGCGGTGGTCCATGTGGCCATCGAGAGCCCGCGATGCTATCTGCCGCGGTTCGCTCCCTGTCCTCGCCGACGGCGAGAACGGCTGCGAGAGGAATCGCGGAACTGTATAGACTCTGCACGGACTCGCTCTGAATTACCAGAAATCGACGATAAATCGACGAGACCCAGCGACTCCAACGCTTCCAGCGCGCAGATATTATACACGCGGCAGTCAAGCGGCTCGTTTCGTCTGTGCTGCGGGAGGTGCCAGTAGTAGACGTTCCGCCCGCGGACGAGGCGCGGTTTCTTCACCTCGGCGACGAGCCCCTTGAAGTACGTCTCGTCTGCCTCGATCGGGAAGTGGCAGTAGCCCGGACCAGGCTCCTCGATCTTGAGGCGCGCGTAGTGGACGTCTTTCGCGATGTCGGTGCGGACGGTGTGAAGCGGGACGGTGGTCCCGGCGCGGGTGCGGACCTGCGACGGGGCCTTCGGCCAGATCGGCTCGCGGATGGTCGGGTCGCTGGCCCTGCCCTTGATCCCGAAGACGTTGTGGCCGCGCCAGCGTTTCAGATACGCGTAGGTCGCTTGCGTCGTCGAGCCGTCGGCGTTCATCGAGCGCCCGCCGCCGGTGTCGATGCAGCCTCCGAGGATGGACAGCTGGTCGCCGGCGCCGCGGTCGAAACCGCCCATGATCAGGTTGTCGTGGAGGTTCCAGCACTGATCGTCCAGGTTACCGGGGTTCCCCATCAGGACGACGTAGGCGATGCGCCAGCTCTCCTTGCCGATGCCCCACCCCGTGATCTCGGTCTCCAGGCGGTCGAGTTGGACGTCCGTCCCGAACGTCAGGACCATCACGCCCTGCGGGACCTCGAGTTGATACCGCTCGCGGCGGAGCATCAGCCCCTCGTGGTCCATCCCCTCGCCAAAGGTGTCGCGCCACGTCTCGCCGAGGACGGTGTTGACCCACGTCTTCAGGCGCTCCGGGTCGCCCTTCGCTCTGAGGAACGCGGAGACGTGCTCTGACCAGTTCTGCCATGGGGAGTAGAGCGCGCTCATGTGGTAGCTGGCGTTCGTCGGGTCCTTCGGTTCGTGCGCGCCGGGGCCGATCTTGTCGCGGCAATAGGCGCACTCGCCGGCCTGGTTGTCGTGGTCCATCGGCACCCACGAGCCCTCGGCGAGCATGTCCGGCAGGTGGTGCTGCTCGATGCGTTCCGCGCAGTGGCAGCATTCATAATGGGCGGTGTCGGGCTGGCTACGCTCCCAGCGCACCTGCGCCCAGATCAGCACCTGGGCGGCGCCGCAGTGCGGACACGGCACCCAGTAGTGCCGCATATCGCCCTCGAGGAGCGAGTCCTCGATGCGGGAGGCGCCTTCGTTGCCGGGCGTCGACGTCATCACGATCTTGCGGGTTGGGAACGTCGCGGTGCGCTTCACGGCGAGATCCACCGGGTCGCCCTCGGTGCCGGCGCTCTCCGGGTAGCGGTCGACCTCGTCGAGGAGGAGGTCGCCAATCGGCTTCGACGCCAGGTTCGTCGGGGACGCGGCGCCGCAGATGTAGAGCCGGCCGCCGGGGTACCCCTTGTTCTGCGTCGTGTTGTCGCTGTCCTTCGCCTTCGGCTGCGAGATGAGGCGGCGGAGGATGGGCGACTCGCGGATCATTCCGGCGAGCTCGCGCTTCGAGAAGTCGCGGGCGGCCTCGTCCTTCGGCTGGACGATCATCGCCGGGCGGGGGCGGCAGGCGATGGAGTAGAACAGGCCGATCGCGAGCGCGGTCGTCTTCGCGAGTTGGGCGGCGAACTGCACCGTGATCTTCCGGTAGCGGTCGCGGATGGAGAATCGGTTGATGATCTCTTCTGTGTACGGGGTCACCTTGACGCGCCAGGGCCCGCGCTTGGCGGCCCAGTCGCCGAGGACGATGTTCGCCTCCCCCCACTCGACCGGGACGACGTCGGGCGGTGGGCGCCATCCCGCGGCTGCTTCGGTTAGGACGGTGGTGAGGGTGGAGGCGGTGGTCATTGCGTGGCGTCCTCCCCCTCGACCACGGACGCCGCGCGCGCCTTCGACAGCGCCTCGTCTGCGACGGCGTCGAGTGCGTCGCGGAGCTCGTCGTCGAGCAGCACGAGCACCTCGTTCTCGTCGGTGATGCCTGCCAGGCGCCCGGCGATGCGTTGCGGGATCGACATGATGCGGTCGCGGGCCGCGCTCGTCATCGATCGGAACTGGCGGGCGGCGGCGTGCGCGTCGACGAGGTCGCCGCGCTTCTCGGCGGCCTCGAGTTCCTTCAGATTCGCGGTCGCCACCTCCTTCCGGGTCCGGGCCTCCGCGTAGGATTCTTCTTCCTCGGCGTCGGTGTGGGGATGGCCAGTGGTGCCGGTGCCGGTGGCGCCTGGGCGGATCGGGACGACGACGCCGGCGGCCTGCGACTTCGCGAGCGACCCGTTCTGTGCGCCGGTGCTGGCCGCCCACGCCGCGTCAGCCTCCGTTGCGTGGATCTTCCCGTTCTCGCCGCGCACGATCCGGCCCGTCTTGAGCGCGCTGTAAACCGACTGCCTTGTCGCCCCCGGAAGTCCGCGCAGCTTGCGGTGGAGCGCGTATTCGGTGACCGTGAACCAGACCCGCGTGTTCGCCATCGGTGTCAACCCCTTGTCAGCCGACCGTCACTATAATGATACACTATCGGAAGTGTAATGATTCCAAAAGGTTGCGCAACTAGGCGTGCTTAGCGCTTTTCT